ATGGTTAGTAAAAACATAGGAATCAATATTATCTTCGGTCTGGTTCTTGTACTCAGTGGTTGTTCTATTGGAGAACAGAAAAAAAACAATTCAGTAAAAAAGTACTTTAATAAACTAATCCAAAGATGACCAAGAGAAAGTAAGAGAATTATCTTTTCTCTCTCTTCATTCTTTTCGCATGCTAACATTTATTAGACTGAAAACTATTTACCCAATAATGAAGGGTTCATGCTCTTCAAAATCCCAAGACGGTGGTTCCCAATCTGATTAAGGACAATTAATCCTAGTATTGAGATCAGAAGACACACAAAATTCCTAAGAGTATTCTTTATATTTTCCAATCTTTTGAATGAAGAATAAATCGGTACACTCGTTCCTTTGATACCTATATTTCCTTAGTAATAGTATTATAATCTAAAATCAATTACTTAAAGTATCCCTAACCCTCGAAAATCACCCATATTAACCTATTGATACGACAATTCTTTTCTAAACCACTCCCGCACCTTTTTAAGCCCCTCCCATACCTTTTAAAGGTAAGACTAAAATTAGACTCATTGATTTACTTTCAAAATAAATAATGCTAGTACGGATGTAGAGTAATACTTAGAGTATTATGACAAATACTAGTTTCCTGAAGGTATTTATGACAGAGTATTACAACCGCTAAACTAAAACGATTAATGAGGAGAAACACTCAATCAGCCACACTACTTCGTTGACCCAATATCTTCTCTATAGGGCTATAATTTAAGTTCTCTAAATAATTGGCCGTAACCGCTCCTATCCCATTCGCATACAACACAATAGCATCAGGATTATATTGATGAGCCAACTGGGCAACCTTCTTGATTAGTCTCTTGAATAAGCTTCGCTGACCAATCAAATATATGTTCAATGATATTACCACGACGGAAGACAACAACGGTCTTATCTCCCCCTTCTCCCGCTATGTCACAGCCCATAATTAACGGGGCGTATAGGTCGTCTATCGCCTCTCGAGACATCGCTTCCTCAATGTAATTGTGAGGAATAAAGTTATTGACCTCTTGTTGAGGAAATTGACCTAAAATTTCAATACGAGCCACGTCAGAATCAAGTCCATAACGGGATATGATCCCTTCATGAAAACCTGAATCAATCCCCTCTACCGTCCGTGTATCAATTTGATAACGCTTCCAATCTTCAAGAGGAATATTAAATATATCGTAAAACCAACCATTTAACCTACGAGTATTGGAGGTCATAATCCAAAAACGATTAGGATTAAGTTCGGTGAAAAACCCAAGAATAGACTTATTGATGATATCAGGAGTTCCCGACGCTTCATCGTTAAAAACTGCCATCCCATGAGTATTGTGAGGGCCTACAAAGGTATCAGGACGTTCTTCAGAGTAGGTTCTACAGGTTATGGTATAATGCTTAGAATCTATCCCCATACTCTGCTCTAACAATTCCGCATACCACCCAGAAGGATGAAGGGATAACGACTGCATCTCAAACCAATGGCGATGGGGAAGCATCGAAAGCCACTTAGACACTTCCGCCCATAACGTGTTTTTCAACTGGGTTTCTGAGTTCGCAATACAAATAATCGACATGCCCGGACGGGTCGATATCAACCATAGCATCATCCATGCGTTTAAGGTGGTTTTACCGATACCTCGCCCCGCGGATATAGCGCATTTAAAAATCGTAGGGTTAGAATTATTTACGTTAGAATGACAATGGACATCCACCGCCTCCATAAACTCTAATTGCCATCGGTGCGGTTGAGAAAAGTGTTCAAGCGGTTTCCCTTTAATCCCCCAAGGGAAAAACCTCATAACAAAGTTTTTAAAACTCAAAACACATTCAGCATGCATAAGCATCTCATGCAATTCTTGTTCAAGCTTTTGATCAGTGGAAATCAAACGGGGCAAAGATGAAACTCAATATCAATAAATATGAATACCGCAGGAGAAGTTTAGCCCCATCTCCTATAGATATTTGATAGTAGGCTAATACTACCAAATAAAATCCCTACTATAACACAACCATTACAAGAATACAACCTTTAAACGTTTGAAACGTCAACGTTTATAAATTTCCTCTATAACTCTGAAATTTTCAAAATTTTATAAAAATTGTCGGAGGGTAGCCTAGAGAAAAATCAGAAAAAGCTCTTTGGGGGGCACCCCCTCCAAAACTCTAAAAGCTCTAAAAACCCCCTAATTTTTCAAGTCTTTCGCTCTACGATAGTCTTTCTAATCGTTTAAAAACTATTGTAACCTGATAAAGCTTCAAAAGCTCTAAAAACACCTCAATTTTTCAATTATTGTGTTCAATGATAGATTGTTCAGCTATAGATGATTCCACTATTTCTAGTGGCTTTTCTGTGGATTTATGAGGTATCCGCTCAGAGTCAATGGGCTTGAGATGCTTGTAATGCTCTCGAAGCCTCTCAATCGCAGGTCTTAAATCTATCGTATGCTTAGATTCAACAGAAACTCGAGGGCCATACTTCTGATTACTAAGCTTCTCAAGCAGAAAAGTCCCCATCCTCTGCTTCCTATCTCTCATCTTCGAATAAAATACGGGATTCGCCAGTTCTTCCGCTGTCGGTGCTGGCTCCTCCAACAGTTCCTCAGCTAATAAATCTAATCGGCATTGAAGCGCTTCCGTATACGCCTCTTGAAGTTTTAAATCCTTCTTAATCCATCTATAAAAAGTTGAATACTTGGGCATACCCACTTTTCTTAAAACATGGCCTAAAGCCTTCCCGTTCGCCACTTGGTCAAGAATACCAGCAAACAGTTCAGGACTGTAATAAATGCAGCCTTTCTTAGCTCTCACAGCTTTCTTAGCCTTTTTAACCAAGTTACTCATACCTCTTTATAACATAAATACTTGAATTTATATAGTTTTTAAACTATATACACGCGCGAATATAACCCTGTCAACGCTGTGGAAGCCTATCAAACAGCTTTGAAAGTTTATAGCTTAGGTCAACGTTAGGTACTATAGATAATTTAAGCTCTATTTCTCTAAAAAACTCATAAAACCTATGCTATCGATGATTTAATAAAAGATGATGAACTATGAAGGTATGGCCCCTAAACTGAAAAATAGAGGCATTTATGATTCTTTGAGAGCTATTAAAACCTTTAAACCCAACAGCTCCAACAGCTTTCAAAGCTTTTCATGCCCTTTCTAGCCATCGAAACACAATTGCCGCCGCTAATAAATGCAAATTTACACTTAAAAAGAGTAATGGGTATTATAAATACAACCAAAGCGTAGGAAGCACGGTTTTTTATTCCAATTTATTACATTAAATCAATATGTTAAACACAAATAATCGAAAAGGAAGCATGGTGGAAGCACGTTTTTTTTAGGGAAAAAAACATCTAAAATCATATATTTATAAAAAAGAAGCACATGAAGCACGGTTTTTAGAAGTTTCCACACGCGGGAGAGAAAAAAGCCTTAAAGTTGTATATGTACAACTTATACACGTATTAGGCATAAAAATATTACATATGTAAAACTTCTAAAAAGCGGGCTTCCATGCTTCCACCTCTATTATTTTTATTAAACTATTGTTATAAGGGAGTTTTTAGGAATTAAAAACCGTGCTTCCACCATGCTTCCACGTGCTTCCCCCATACTACCCCCTCTTTTGCCCACGATGATAATATCGATGGCTGAATACGAGTGTTTGAGTCTCTATGGTTTTAAAAGACTCATAAACCCCCCTCATATTTATAGTTTGTTAAAAGGTTATGGATTGAAGGGTATGTTCTATAACTGTTAAAATAGAGGCATTTACGAGGATTTAAAAGGTATTGAGGAGCTATATAAGCTTCTATAGGCGATAAACGGATTTAAAAGGGTGTAAATGGCAGATGTGAAAAAAGCCCGCTCCAAATTTGGATTGGACTATGAAAATCTGATTTGGTGGCTTTCTTAAAAGCTATTCTCTAAGTTCTGTGATATCTTCGATGAATTTATTACACTCCCTTTCAGCCACCTGAAAATCAGCAGTAGTATAATAGAATATAGTTCATGGCGGTGTAACAGAATGTAACAAAGTTGTAACAGAGTTTTTTAGACCTACAAAACAACGTAAAATCAAATAGTTAAATGGATAAAACGGGCATTGTAACAGAGTAACAAGGTTTTTAAACTTTTTCTATATACGTGTAAAAAAGTATATACGATATAGGGTATATTGCGTTTTTTCGCGCATATAAAGTTTCTCTAAAAGTCTGTTACACTGTTACAATGAGCTAATTATAAATCTAGGGGTGTTTCTGTCGTTTTTAAAGGAATTTTGTTGTAACAAAACACTTTGTTACATTCTGTTACATTCTGTTATAATTTATACCCCAAACACTATAAAAGTGGCATATTGCTAAAGATTTTGGAGATTTTAAGCTTTAGCCACATTGATTTTATTGATCAGTGCTTCTACTTTTTATGATAAATTTTGTGTGTGATTTTGTGTAAAAAGATGATTTTAATGGCTCTAATAAAATTAGAATTGTCAAGAATTATCTTTGGGATCTTCGATTAAAAGCTTTTCGCGCAATGCTCATTTCGTTAAACTTCCCCTTCTCTAACCAGTTGACAAGAGCGCACGCGTGTTTTTCATATTGAGTGAAACTTATATCACGAGGTGTTAGAGGATCAACATAAAGGCTTATGGTATCTTCAAAAATTTTCATTAACTTAGTCGGACAAATCGTTCTCATGGCCTCTGCCGAGGGTCGATACTTGTTGTCGTACACAACGGGGGTTTCGCTAGATCGAACATCCAATAATCCACGATCTACATATGTCAGATAACTAGTATTAAGACGTCTTTTTTCCTCTGGAATATCTAATAGATCGTGTATGAAATCGGGGACGATGACCCCATACATAGGACCACCAAAATTATATATCACCTCATATCGATCGTACTGTGTTAGACATGCACAGGCTTCAGTAGCTTTAACTAAACGTTCTGAGGCGGAATCCTCCTTAATTTTAAGCTGTATTGCTTGCTCTTCTTCGTATTTAATATCATTTAACCTCAAACATTCTTCAACCCCAAATGCGACTATTGCTAAACTCAGGGAGCTTACAAATATCACCCAAAGGTAATGTACCTCATAAAGTCCTAAAGCACCTAAGGGAAGGGAAAAGATAACGAAAAACACCCCAACGCTCCCAAGCGCACTTAGCTTCGATTTGCGCCATCGTGATAAGATAGCTTTTAATATCCTCTTAATCGAAAGAATCCCATTTCGCATTGAAGCTTTTTTCATCATAGGTTCTTCCTAATTTGCACCATTCCCTAACAATTTCTTTTCCTTCGGCAGATCCACGAGTTTCATAATGAATAGCCATCACAACAGGTATCCATTCGTCATGCGAGCCATTATAAAACTCTTCACCAAAACAAGATAAAAAAGCTCTTATTTCTATGTTGGTATAACGTCTATTATTATGGCTTTTCCATATTTTTGATAATTTTCTGTAACTCTTCTCTTTATCTCGAGGGGTAGTGATAGTGTCAAAAAACTCAAAAAAGTATTCAACTTCATCGGGGGTTAATAACGGAAGCTCTTCGACTTTTAAGGCATGAGGAGCAATGGACCACGTATAGGCTCGTTGTGTTTTAGGATGGATGTTATAAGCAACAAATTGTTGTCCATAAGCTAAGAACTCAAGATGTCCTTGAATCTTTTCCTCGCTCTTTTGCTTTTTAAGATTTGTTTCTTGCATGCGAAACAACATAAGAGTCTTAGGGGCTTGCCCTACTCTACTTATGGGCTTACCACAACAACTTTGGAATTCGTTATTGAACCGATCAACGACTTGTTCATCTAGGACATCCACATCAAAAGCATAAACAGGATGTGTTCCTATGCCACACAGAATACCAAAACCGTTGTAAACATAGTGGTCAACATCGGTGGCTACCATTCGGAAGGATGGCCAATCCTTTGGAGTGGATGAGAACGCGTGTCGGTTTTGTCGAGCGAAACCTCGCTGTGGAGCCTTAGCGGTTAAAGCCCTCAGTACCTTCTCAGAACATATGCAGATCTTGAGCAATCGTCAGCTTTCTCAAGTGATGAATGTTTTACCTCTCATCGAAACATGGATGAAAGGCGTCAAGGAAGAAGCATTGAACGTGCTGAGTTCGGGAGAAGACTTACCCAATTATGAACTCAAAGAAGGGAGAAAAGGCAGTCGAACATATAACAACGACAATCAAGTAGAACAACTCTTGATGAGGGAGTTAGGGGATGAGGCTTACAATCGAACATTGTTGAGTCCTACAGAAACTGAACAACTTGTCAAGCGGAAAAAGGTGAGTGAGACCACATGGGAACAACTACAAAAGTTCATTACTCGTAAAGACGGGAAACAAGTGATTGTTCCTTGTGATCTTCCTGTTAATCACCTCAAAGCAAACATCAGTGAATTTAGCGTTTTAAAGGATTAGAACAATGGCGAAAGTACTAATAAAAGGACGGTTGTCTTACCCTCAGTTGCATGAACCTAGGGCCTATGGCGATAAGGGGGATGAGGTATATAGTGCAGACATACTTTTTTCTAAAACTGACAACGAACAATGTGACAAATTAGAACAAGCCATCCGAGAAGCAGGTGAGGAGAAGTTTGGAGGCAGTAATATGTCCGCTCTTATTGAGCGAATGAAGCGTACTGGCCGATATCCATTAAAAGATGGAGACCAGAAGATCAGTACTTCATTAAAACCTGAAGCTTATGAAGTTTATGCGGGTCAATACTATATCACACCGAAGAACAAAAAAGTCCGCCCTCGCCTCGTTGATCGTCACGTTCAAGAGGTTACGGAGAATATCCAAGAGGTTTTCTATTCAGGATGCCATGTCAATGCGATCATTAGTGTTTATGCGTATACGTTCCAAGGAACGAAAGGGGTCACCTTCACTTTAACAGGAGTACAATTTGTTAAGGATGACACGCGTTGGGGAGGACAATTGAGAGCCTCGAGTTCAGACTTTGAAAGTTATGAAGAAGAAACGGCTTCTATAGATGAACTAGAAGAGATGCCTTTTTAATCATGGCGACCTTATTCATCGATTTTGAGACCCGAAGCCCTATTGATCTGACCAAATGCGGTATATGCAAATATGCAGAAGACGTTTGTGTTATTCTGTTTGCTTTTGGGTTTGATGATCATCCTGTGGAGTTATGGGATTGTGTGCATGATCCTGTAATGCCACAGGTTTTGAAAGAAGCATTAGAAAATACCGATGTTACCATAGTGGCGCACAACAGTTATTTCGAACGAACAGTTTTGAAAGCTTGTTTCAATCTTGATATACCAATCCACCGTTGGATTTGTACATTGGTGTTAGCTCGTTCTAACGGCTTGCCTTCAGCCCTCAAGGCAGTTGGAGAGGCTTTAAAACTTTCCTCTCAGAAAATGGAGGAAGGGAAAGAACTCATTGCTCGGTTTTGTAAAGGAGAAACGCATGAGTGTCTCTATGACAGGAATAAACCGAACCATCGGGAAGCATGGCGTTTATTTGGGGAGTATTGCAAGGGAGATGTCACAGTAACTCGAGAGATCTTCAAACGTCTTGAGCCCTTAAGTTCTAAAGAACAGGAGCTATGGTATTTAGATCAAACCATCAATGATCGGGGGTATTGTGTTGATGTTGCTCTTGCTCACACTCTCAACCAAATTGTTGATGTAGAACGTACGAAACTGGATCAGGAATTAGAAAGTCTCACCTATGGACTTGTGTCTTCATCCCGTTGTTTAGAAAAGTTAAAAACCTGGCTTTTTCTTGAAACAGGACTTCATTTAGAGGATCTCACAGAAACCACATGTCAACGAGTGTTATCTTCTAACAAAAAACTAACCCCGCAAGCCATTCAAGTTTTTAACAACCGGATGAGAGCTTCTCGTTCCGCTGTATTAAAATTGAATACGTTAGTGGAAGCGATGAATAGTGATGGACGTTTACGTGGGACATTACAGTTTTTAGGTGCTAGTCGCACGGGTCGTTGGTCAGGTTGTGTGTTTCCACCCCAGAATCTGCCTCGCCCCTCCAGAAGTCATGAAGAACTAGACCAGATTATTACTCATCTCCCCACTTCTATTACTTCTGACCCTGATCCTTTGCAGATAATCAGTGATTGTGTTCGTTCGTGCGTTATTGCCTCCGAAGGTAAAAAGCTTGTGGTGGCGGATTTAGCAGGAATTGAAGCGCGAGTACTGGCGTGGATGGCGGGTGAACAATGGAAATTAAAAGCTTTTGAAACGGGGGAAGATCTCTATGTAACAACTTATGCTCGGTCGTTTAATGTTGCTCCAGCACAAGTAACCAAAGACCAACGAGCCATTGGGAAAGTGATGGAATTGGCATTGGGCTATCAAGGGGGTGCCAAAGCGTTTCAGAAAATGGCGTCGACTACGGGTTTAAATCTCAACACTTTTGCCCATTTGGTGAAAACCAATTCTGCCCCAGAAGAGTGGGAAGATGCGGAGAATTTCTGTCGTTGGATGCAAGAGAATCATCCCGAACATGCCATTGAGGATTTATTCATTGGAACAGCGTGTGAACGAGTCAAAAAAGCATGGAGGCAAAAACACTCTAGGGTTAGCGAATTATGGAACGAATTGCACCAAGCGTTTGAGCAAACTATTGAAAATGGCAAAGCGATTATTGCACGCAAACGCCGTGATGTTCCCTTAGTTTATATGAAAAAAGACAAGAATAATCTTATACTTATGCTTCCTTCTGGTCGATCTCTTGTTTATCGAGATGTGGGGAATAATCGTTCTTATCTCAATACAACCACACGCCAATTGACCCGAGAATATACTTATGGAGGCAAACTGACAGAAAATATTGTGCAAGCGGTAAGTCGAGATATTTTAGCGGAAGGAATGATGAATGCTACTAAAGCAGGTTATGACATCGTGCTAACAGTCCATGACGAAATCGTGTGTGAAACGCCTGATACTGATGAGTTTAATGCTTCGATGCTTTATCATTTAATGACGTCGAACCCATCTTGGGCGAAGGGTTTACCGTTGAAAGCCGAAGGCTATGAATCAAAGAGATATCGCAAATGAGAACAGATTATCTATCGGAAGCAAAATTAGAAAAGCGTTTAGTTAAAGGATCTAAAAAGCTTGATTGCTTAGTCTTTAAAACTCAATTCATTAACCAGCGAGGTTGTCCTGATCGGTTGATCATTACACCGAATGGTGCTCATTTTTGGGTTGAGATGAAAACGTCTCGTGGAAGATTGTCTAATGCTCAAAAGCGAGTCATCGCAACTCTCTTACTTTATCATCAAAAAGTTCAGGTTCTGAGTTCTACGGAGGAAGTTGATGGTTTTTTGAGGATGTTAGAATGTTACTGAATTTAGCTCCTCACCAAACCAAGATTGTTGATTGGATTTTAGACCACAAGCGATGTGCCATCTGGGCATCTATGGGATCCGGTAAAACCGTGAGTGTATTAACGGCTCTTTCTTACATTCATTTGTGGGGAGAGAAGTCGGTTTTGGTTATTGCTCCTTTGCGTGTCGCCCAAAGTGTTTGGACAAGTGAGGTACAACGCTGGAGTAATTTTAGCCATATGAATATATCAGTGATCACAGGGACGGTGAAACAAAGAACGAAAGTCCTGAAGACTCCCGCGGTTCTTTATGTCATTAACTTTGAGAACCTTGGTTGGTTGGTTCAAGAGCTTAAAGGAACATGGCCTTTTGCCACTATTGTTGTTGATGAAAGCACAAAGTTGAAATCTTTTAGAACCCATCAAGGAACAAAGCAAACGAGAGCTTTAGGGAAAGTAGCTTTTAGCAAAGTTGAACGTTTTATTGAGCTCACAGGGACCCCTTCGCCTAATGGCTTAATCGACTTATGGGGTCAAATATGGTTTTTGGATAAAGGAAAACGTTTAGGACGTGTCTTCCAAAGCTTTGTGGCTCGCTGGTTTAATACAACACAAATCGGATCTCATATTGGAGCGGTACGGTATACGGCTAAAGAAACCGCCCAAAAAGAGATAGAAGCGCAATTATCTGATTGTTGTTTATCATTAGATATCGCTGATTATCAAAATATTGATAAACCTATTCTCATCACTAAAAAAGTCCCATTACCCCAACCGGTGATGAAGCAATATCACAAGTTTCAACGAGAGTTGTATTGCGATCTTCAAGGAGAGAATATTGAAGCGTTTAATTCCGCTTCTAAAACTGTCAAGTGTCTCCAATTAGCCAATGGTGCGGTGTACTACGACGAAGAAAAACATTGGAAAGAAGTCCATGATGAAAAGATCAAAGCGTTAGAAGTCATCATTGAAAAAGCCAATGCCGCCCCTATTATCGTTGCTTATCATTTTAATAGTGATCTTGCTCGATTGCAAAAAGCATTTCCCCAAGGCCGAACGTTGGATAAAGACCCTTGCACTATTCAAGAGTGGAATGAGGGGAAAATTCCTTTGTTGTTCGCACATCCAGCGTCTTGTGGCCATGGCTTAAATCTCCAATATGGCGGGAACATTTTAGTCTTTTTCTCCTTGTGGTGGGATTTAGAAGAACACCAACAGATGATTGAACGCATTGGGGTCACGCGTCAACGACAAGCGGGATTCAAAAGAGCGGTTTTTGTCTATTATTTAATTGCCCAGAACACCATAGATGAGTTGGTTTTGCAACGATTGCGAACTAAATCCACTATCCAAGACTTGTTGTTAAACGCTTTAAAAAAGGAGACTATCCATGTATAATTTTGACAGAGTTTTTAGATCTAGTAAATTTGAAAACGAGCATAATATTACTCCTGCCCAATGGAAAAAGCTTTTAACGCTTGAAGCAAAGTTTCTTCCAAATAAGCGCGCCCTAGAATCATGGCTCGACAAAGCAAAAAAGGTCACATCGCTGTCGAAGGGAGAAGCGATGATTGAAGTTGAGTATCTGGTTAAAATCGCTCTCCATCATCAGAAGTGGTATTATCGGTTGGACGACCCTCTATTTACTGATGGGTTATATGATCGCGTATCAGAGCGACTCGACGCATTACAAGAGCAATTCCCTGAGCTTTTTGATGAGGATCATCCATGGAACACCGTGGGGTATTAACATGGCTCATATCTTTGTTTTGAGTGGGGCATCAGGAGTTGGGAAAACCACACTAGCTCGATCAGTTATCAAAGCGGTTGATAAACTTATCATGCCTGTGGGAGTTACAACGAGACCACCACGATGGGATGAACGAAACGGTATTGATTATCGTTTTTTGTCTCATAAAAAATTCCAACAATGGATACAAGAAGGCAAGTTCATAGAAACAGCTTTCTGTCGAAATGAACAGTACGGTTTGCTTAAAGACGACATCCTAAACCCTTTAGATAACGGGTTTGATATCTTAACTATTCTGACCAATGAAGGGTTGAAAGAATTCGAAAAGCTTTTTGATCAACAGATCGTATCCTTATTCATAGCCCCTCCCTCAGTTCAAGTCTTAAAGAAAAGAAGACGTCAAAGGGGAAATTGGAAAGTAATAACTGAAGAAGACGATATCTTCGGAAGAAATAGAGCTTATGACTTCAAAATTATCAATGATCATCTAGGTATTGCCTGTCAGAAGATATGTCAAATTAGAGAGTGGGTGAAAACTAAAAACCATTCAGATATCCCGAGTTTGATCCCATAATAGATATAGAGCCCCCTGAAGAATCTGAACCCTTTGATGACTTTGTGATTTATACCAGAGAGAAAAGAGGGATGTTTTTTCTTGCACCTATTCGACTTTTTAATTACAATACACCTATGACAAACGTAGCAGAAAAAGAAAAAACACATAAAACATCTTCTCAACCTCTTACCGAGTACCGCTTGACTCTGCTTGAGAAAAACTATGATAGACTCGAAAATAAGGTCGATAGGCTATCCGATAAGATGGATGCACGCTTTGACTTCCTCATCGATAAAATGGATAAAGAATCTAAAAGAGTCGATGCACGTTTTGAATTCCTTATAGATAAAATGGATAAAGAGTCTAAAAGAGTCGATGCACGCATGGAGAGAGATTTCAGATTGACTTTTGGAGCTTTAATAGCCCTTGCTCTAGGACTAGCAACTATGATGGCTAAAGGGTTTCACTGGCTTTAAGCCTTCTACACCTTCTTCACCTCGTAAACACCTATTTCCTTCAAATTGCTCAACCAAATCCATTAAAACAAATCCATTAAAAGCTGTGGTATTGTCTTGACTCCCGCAATTTATAGTGTTACTCGACGCAAAGTTGCATTCAATAGTATTAAAATTACAATTAGTAGATTGACTCCCTATTATGTATCATTTAAGAAAATCTGGCGTTGTTTTATATAAATTCTGAGAGAGAGTTAAATGGATATCAAGAAAATATTATTAGCATCTTTATTGTCATCAACTGCTATAGTAGGAGGTTGTGATCTTTCTGGCAAAAATACTACACCAACACCACAAAATATTGTTGATATATTTGTGAAAAAAGAAACTGAAAACAATGCTGAAAAAGCACAAAACCAAGAAGGTAATCAGCAGGAAGCTAAAGATAAAGCTAATACTGAAGCTCAGAAACAAGCTCAAGAGAAAGCACGATTAGAGGCTGAAGCTGAAGCTCAGAAACAAGCTCAAGAGAAAGCACGATTAGAGGCTGAAGCTGAAGCTCAAAAACAAGCTCAAGAGAAAGCACGATTAGAAGAGGCTGAAGCTGAAGCTCAGAAACAAGCTCAAGAGAAAGCACGATTAGAGGCTGAAGCTGAAGCTCAAAAACAAGCTCAAGAGAAAGCACGATTAGAGGCTGAAGCTGAAGCTCAGAAACAAGCTCAAGAGAAAGCACGATTAGAGGCTGAAGCTGAAGCTCAAAAACAAGCTCAAGAGAAAGCACGATTAGAGGCTGAAGCTGAAGCTCAAAAACAAGCTCAAGAGAAAGCACGATTAGAGGCTGAAGCTGAAGCTCAGAAACAAGCTCAAGAGAAAGCACGATTAGAGGCTGAAGCTGAAGCTCAGAAACAAGCTCAAGAGAAAGCACGATTAGAAGAGGCTGAAGCTGAAGCTCAGAAACAAGCTCAAGAGAAAGCACGATTAGAGGCTGAAGCTGAAGCTCAAAAACAAGCTCAAGAGAAAGCACGATTAGAGGCTGAAGCTGAAGCTCAGAAACAAGCTCAAGAGAAAGCACGATTAGAGGCTGAAGCTGAAGCTCAGAAACAAGCTCAAGAGAAAGCACGATTAGAGGCTGAAGCTGAAGCTCAGAAACAAGCTCAAGAGAAAGCACGATTAGAGGCTGAAGCTGAAGCTCAAAAACAAGCTCAAGAGAAAGCACGATTAGAAGAGGCTGAAGCTGAAGCTCAGAAACAAGCTCAAGAGAAAGCACGATTAGAGGCTGAAGCTGAAGCTCAAAAACAAGCTCAAGAGAAAGCACGATTAGGGGCTAAAAACCAATAAAAGCTGGGGCGGATTAGGGGAAATCTTTATAGATTTTTTGATCGGTTTCTATAACCCGATACGATCCATCCTACCCCCGTCTCTTCTGGACTATCTTATCTGTAGAAGCTAAGGATACAAGCGATAATTTCCTGTTCAAAAGGGCTTAAGATCGAAAGGGGGCTTTTATCAAAAATGCCCTCTTTCACACTCCACCATACCATCATCGGATAAACAAATAATCCAAAAAAGAGTTGTTAAGGGAGCGAGGATCCTGTTTTAAACGATTTAATTCATAATATTATTCAATTGCAATTAAAGCAAAATTACTTGGATCAATATTTTAATATAAAACAATTTGCCATCATGAGAACGTTTAAAAGAAATTAAATTTGCCTGAAAAGCATTGGTTTAAATTGTTTACCTCCAACAGACGTAAAGCACTCACATCTTTCAGTAGTTTTAATAGAAATAAAAAAGAAAAAGATTATAAGATAGCTAGTGATAAAGCAGATGAATTAATTCAGCACCAAATTTCGATAGAGATATTATCTAAAAATAGTGATTATAATTCTTTATTACCTGGTTTTTTTTCAGGGCATAAACACTAATATTGGTAATCTACAGAATACAATTTCATTCTATGAAATACTCCGCAAAAACACTTTGAGATATCCCAACGTATGGTACTCTCATTTATACGGCACTGAAAAATCAGGATAGTGTAATTTTTACTGGTTTGCGAAACATAAAGACATTATATGCAATAGTTTTGAAGCCCTAAATGCTATTATTCAATGCCTTTAGTTAAAGGTGAAAAGAATGCTTCTTCTTGCAATGAATCCTATTAAACAAAATTAAAAAAAACTATTTTAGAATTTAAATGGGTCAAAGAAGTAATTGACGATATTAAACTGCCAATAACAATGAATCTTGGTCAATTGTAAGAGATAAGCAAACTTAATATATCTCTTTAAAACGCCGCAAATGAATTTAAAACGATATAGTGGCTCAGAGTTAAAATGATCTTGGATAAAGATGTATTGGAAACCCATAAAAACTTATTGGACAAACTTCTATCTATTGCGATAAAAGCAGCGCATAATTTTCCTGCAGTTGCTTTGCCACACGTTCTTTCTTTGTTCTGAAGGCTTTAACAATCTTCAGTCAATAAAAAACTTGTTGATTGCATTTGTAGATACCTAGATGTGCGGGAAAGCTTACAATCCCATTTGCCGGATCTTCTAAATCTTAAAGATTTTTGGTGTATGAAAAAATTTAATGAAGAAGTGATGCTTGATAGCATAGTTAAAAAGTTAGCTAATATCGACTCTCACATTTCATCATTTGATCAATGGTGCGGCATTGTTAATAGTTTTACAGAGGCAAAAACAGCGGGTATTTATCTTTGCAACAGCAGATCCGTAGGTTCCGTTTCCAGATTACGTTCCATTATATACGTATTTAATCTATAATACATTATCCAATGAGGTACTTCGCCAAAATAGAGTCCTTGGATCATTTTCACGTATTAGCCATGAAGATATCCGAGATTCTTTTCAATCAATCGATATCGGATTACAAAAACGTACTTCGCAAATGTTAGTTCATAGAATAAGTCATCGAAAGATACCGTATAGATCATATGGACGTTCTCCTAAGTCCTATACTAACAAATGCCTCATTCGACATGAGATATCTAAACAAAAAGCACATATTCCCATCCGAAAGCTTGTCGAAAGAGCCTTTGATGCACTCATTACTATGAAGCCTTGTTTGGGATGAGTCCATTATCCGTAGCCAATATCTGAACCCTAATAATAAAAAATTTGATGTTCTGATCATGGATGAAGCTTCACAATCAAACCAGAAGATGCAATTGGTATCTTTGCGAGGGCTAATCAAGTCGTTGTTGTAGGAGAGAGCAATAATTGCCACCTACAAAATTCTTTGACACACTATGCGATGAAGGCATAAAGACAGCGAAAAGCATTTTAGATGCGTGCAAACCTCTTTTCCAACCAATTCGTCGCTTACGTTGGCATTATCGTTCTTGGCATCGGTCATTCATATCATTCTCCCATCATCCTTTCTATGACAATAATTTCATTATTTTTCCATCTCCCATCGCGCATTCTGATTTTAACGGGTGTGAAGCATATTTACGTAGATGATGATATTTATAGTTATTGAAGCTAAAGTTGTGGTATTTGATATTGTGCGCATAATTGAGCAGTATCCAAAGCGTGCATATGGTATCGTCGCTTTAAACACTCACCAAAAAAGGATTATAGAAGATCAAATTGAGTTAGTTCGTAACGATCACCCTAGTTTCAATAGGTATTTGATCCAGCAAGAAGCAACATATGAAGATCTTTTTGTAAAAAATCTTGAAAACGTACAAGGTGGATGAGCACGATGTTATTTATATTTCTGTCGCTTTTGGTCCAGATAACAATGGCGTTTTTCATCAAAATTTTGGTCCTATTAATCGCAATAATGGATGGATGAGGAATGTTCTATTCACGCGTGCTAAACAGCATGTAAGATTTTTTTCTTCATTTGATGGAGAAAGAATGAGGGCAGATGATACAAAAGAGCAACGTGGATTGCGAGCTTTAAAAGATTATTGACAATTTACAAAAACCGGCGATAATCGCTCTCATTTAACGGGGAAAGAACCAGATAGCGGTTTTGAGAGCGAAGTTGGTGCGTTCCTACGTAATAAAGGGTATGAAATCGTCTATCAATGAGGTGTGACTGTATTTCATTGATATAGTCGTTAAACATACACAAAGCAATAGTAACTGTATTATAGCCATTGAATGCGATGAATCTGCTTATCGCTCTGCGAAAAGCGCTCGTGATAGAAGATATTTGAGAAAATTGGATTGGAAACACATCCATCGTATCCGGTCAACGGATTGGTTTAAACGTCGAGAGCAAGAGGAATAACGATTATTAAAAGCTGCCGATAGCTATTGAAGAACATAACTCTTTATGCTGTGTTAGAATGCGATTCTATTAGTCCTTAACCGATCAAGTAACCCGTATTACCCCCTACCCTTAACTATTTGATTGCTCGATAATGTCTCAAAAATTACCAAATAATGTGTCAATAAATTTTGCTTCACTCAAAAAGTACAAAAATAAATTCGTTCAATTTCCACAACGGATCATCTCTATTAGTAATGCTCTTTGATGTAGTTATAGACTGAGTCATGGACTGTATTTTTACCCCTCTTAAGCAGGATAAGCATCAATTCTCTCCCGATTTCACGAGATCCGCGATTGGTTTGTTGCCAACTTTCAAAGCGCTTTTCTTTGACGGTTTTGTCAATCTCTTCGACTATATCGTCGATTAACTGAGAATTCAGTTCTGGGCAGGTTTTCAAAAATATCTTGGTTAATCCTTCTTTATCATCCGCTTGATTGACAGTATTCTCATTCGTTTCATACTCGGCTTGTCTTGTGGCTTTCGCAATCTCTTGGAGAGCCTTGCACTTTTCTAGGAATTTCATTGTTCCCGATTCATAATTTTGGCGTATTTTTTCCAAACGTTCTCCTAAATCCACAAATTGAGAATGATTCCTATTGCGCAAAAAGCCCCTGAGATCAATTTCTAGGCGATTGGCCCGTTGTTCTCGCTCCTCGTCGGTGAGGGCAAAAAGAGTATGTTCATCTAGGATGAACTTATCGAGATCATTGCCAAGAATTCTCTTGACATCGGTGTGCTCCTGAATAATCCCGATGGTTTCTCGACCAAGGGCGGTCCACATCAAAGAGCCGGACTGCCCCACAGGACGAACAGACTCATAAATCTGTTCTAGCCATTGATAATCTTGGCGGTACGGGATCAAGAATGGATCCGGATTAATGGCTGACCACAGCTTGGATAACACGCCAAAAATACGAAGAAATTCATCGCGCTTTTTATTGGTCAGAAGCACACTCTGAGCCAACCTAAGGCCTTCAAACCCTTCTAAGGTTCTATCCACATGAGGAAATAACGATAAACACTTGTTGAGCTGGTCGGGAAATTGATTTTGAAAGGATTCAATGCTTTCAATAACGCCATCAATCTCTTCCGAATTATAAGCCAGTGCATCGCTCATGTGTTCGAATACACCAAGATAATCGATAATCAAGCCAATGTCTTTTCGTACACCGTCGGCTTCATAAGGGCGATTGGTGCGACATATCGCCTGCAAAAGGGTATGATCACGCAATGGTTTATCTAGGTACATACAATAGCAAATGGGCGCATCAAAGCCGGTAAGTAACTTGGCGGTCACAATGATGAGTTGCAATGGATGGTTTGGATTTTTAAAATTTTCAACCAAGTCTTTTTGGATTGCATTTTCCGAATCTATCCGCTGCCAGCGCTCAAAATCCTCTTGCTGAACAGGAGTATTTGCATTGCCATGCCACTTACGCCAATCTTTGTTGACCTTTTTGCTGCCTGCTTTGGATTTTATTGGAGATTGGTCAACGCTCATCACCACTTCAATAGAATCGTATCCAATATTTTTATTTTTGCCGAGTAAATAGTACATTTGCACACAAGCATCACGGTCGTAAACGACCACCATGCCTTTCATTTTTTTCGGCTTGACATGCTCGGCAAAGTGTTCGGCTATATCATCGCTTACGGCAGACATACGATGAGGCGCTTTTAGCATCACCTCTAGCGTGCCAGCGCGTTTGGATAAATCGGCTTTATTTTCTTCATCAAGATTGTTTTCTTTGGCTAGTTTCCCAAACTCCTCGTTGATTGCACCGCGATCTACCCGTAATTCGGCTAGACGCACTTGAAACTTCACGGGATTGGTTGCACCGTCTCGGATAGATTGTTTATAGCTGTAGCGACTCATGTAACGGCCGACGTCTTTCTCGCTTCCAAACAAATGAAATGTATTACGATCCCATTTTGAAATCGGTGTACCGGTTAATCCGTAAAAATGAGCATTCGGCAAAGCCCAACGCATTTTCTCTCCCAAATCACCTTCTTGAGTTCGATGCGCTTCGTCCACCAATACAATGATATTATCGCGGTTATTGAGTCCATTGGGATTGCTCTCATCAATCTTAACATCTTTAAACTTAAAGACGGTTGTGATAAAAATTCCACGGTTATCCTTTGCAATACAATCACCAAGCTCTTTACAACTTTGCACTTGGATGAGATTCTTAACGTCGGCCCCGCCGAAAGTTTCGTTGATCTGGCTGTCTAAATCTCGGCGGTCTACTACCACCAATACCGTCGGATTCTTAAGTTGATTGTCGGAACGTAATATTTTAGCGGCATAGAGCATCAGTAAAGACTTACCGGATCCCTGAAAATGCCAAATCAGTCCTTTCTTTGTATCACCTTGACGAACCCTCTCAACAATCTGTTTCGCCGCTTCAAATTGCGGGTAGCGCGGTAACATTTTCATGAGTTTAGAAGTTTCCTTACCGGTTCTTCTCATTGAAAAAAGAGTAAATGATTTCAGAATCTGCAATAAAGTTTGCGGGCTTAATAAACTTTTACAGCTTTCCAAAACCGATTCCAAGCCGAAAACGTCACTTCGTAAGCTGGTATGATGCCAAGGTGCCCAATCTTTGAAACGGGTATGAACGGAACCGTAAGCAAAAGTTTTCCCTTCACTCGCAAAACACAAAAGGTTCGGCACAAAAAAAGGCTCTGCATTACGCCAGTAGTGCTTTTTCCCTCCCATAAAATTGGCAGCGCCGTCTTGCAATGTCACATTGGGACGCGTCGCGGTTTTGACTTCGCCTACGACCAAGGGGATGCCGTTAACATACAGAACAATATCGAAATATACTTCGGTGTTCGCACTATAATGCACCTGCTGTGCCACCGCAAAGCGATTGTTTTCAATGTTTTTGAAATCAATCAGGTTGACGGTAATATGGGCGCCATTCTTGCCAAAAGGGCGGCTTTTTTCGGATATTAACCACTCTTGAAAATTTTTATTGGAATGGACCAAGCCGGTATGCTGAGCTTCTGTCACAACGCTGCACAGAGTATTAATCACATCATCGGCATACTCAGGATGCTTATCAATATCAGGGTTCAGCCTTTGAAGCGCGTCTTTGAGCCACTCATGAACAAAGATATCCTGTGATTTTTTCGGAATACTCGTGCCGCGATAGTGCTCCCACTTCACCCCGCTCAACCCCGTTAAGCTATTGATAATTCCATTTTCTGTGACTGTTTTTTCGTTAAACATCAGCTAATCATTCTTTAAACGATCAGAAATTATTCTCATTTTTAATAAAGAATTAACTTGCGATCTTTTTTTAGCACTCACCACACAGGCAAACGCGCTCTCTAATGTGTCTACAATCTCTCTCTGTGTTTCTAATGAGGGGACAGGAATTAAGAATTTCAAGATATCCTGCCTGCTTCCTACCGGAATGACTGATCCTTTACCATGCCGCACGTTATAGGCAAAAAAACCATCCGATGCCAAACAATAATACAGAAATTTCGATACGATTGCGTGTCGAAATTGATTTTTAATTCGAATAGCGAGAACATTTCCGCTGCATCCGCCGTTGTTATCAGCAAACCATATCTTTTTGAGACAAGGTCGCATATTGCCCAATAAAATATCTCCTCTTTTATAACTCGTTAATTTATTCACAGTTGGCACATAGCTTGAATCAATCTTACCTTTTGCATTTTGCAACAAATTATCAACACCAACAAAAGTTGTACAATCAAGTTCACTAGAATTAATACGTGTGTCAGAATAATATCCTACTTCTCCCAATTCTTTCCACTCTGCTTCCTGAGAAAAACTTGAAAACAATTGTTGCGTCAGCCCTTTTTTGGGTGCTTTAAGGGCGTTGTTCTTGTCACAATTTGCGCTCTCACATTCAGAGAACACGGTGTTGCTTAATGTTGAATACAAGAGTTCAGCGCCGGCAAGCACATCAGAAGAGATCAAATCCACCTTAGCCGCCGCTTTAAAAAGACGTGTCAATTCAATTTGTTTTTTCAAACAGGGGATCAAGAATTCTTGCTCGGCTAACACTTTCCACTTGATTGTCGGAGAAAGCGATCCCGATGATACAGATATTGCCCGATTCATAAAGACATCAGACTGCATAAAGAACGGCAAAAAATCAGAGATTACGTATTCGGGATTCGCTTTAAGGACCATAGCATGATGTGAGCACATGCAATCCCAATCGGATACGGCAACTTTGCGCAGATAAGCACGACGCTTGCAAAAAATAATCTGCCCTTTTTTTACCAATAACTTTTGCCCCTCAACATCGCTTGGTACACCGTGACGCTTAATCTTCAGGCTGTTTGTGTTTAAATGTTCTAAACCAATATAAACCTCAAGATCGGTTTCGCTGGGCTTCACACGTTTCGAAATATGTTTTGCAATATCACCAAACTTTACCCTTTGCCAGCCATCAGAGAGCGGTCGTTCTGTCATTTGCTTTTCCACCTTGCTAATCAACGTTTAATCCAAGCTCTGCAAGGCTGTTGAATAATGTGTTGGTTTGTTTTTTCAATTGCACACGACTGACTTTCCACTCCTTAATGATATGTCCCATATCATGCGCTTCTTCGTTGCCTTGACCTTGAACATACAGCGGGATCGATACTTTTTGATGGTCTCCGTGTCCACCAAAGAAGCGATATTCTTTTGCTTGTCGGGATGACAATAGGCTTCAACCAATACCGCTAAGTCATCGTTCGATAAATAACTGTGGGCTTGTTCACGAGTGACATGCTCTTTACCGTTGATAAACAATATCTTGTTTTTACGAATCAAGGGCTTCGTACAACGAAGTACTACGATACAGGATTCCATCGACGAGTTGTAGAAGAGGTTTGGACCCAAACCAATAACGGATTCGATCATGTCCGATTGAATGATTTTTCTCCGAATAGCTTGTTCGGAATCCCGAAATAAGACGCCGTGTGGCCACAACATAGCTGCACGTCCAGTATCACGTTTTAGGCTTTTGATAATATGGCAAAAAAACGCATAGTCAGCACAACCTTGAGGAGGAACTCCATAAAGATCGCGCCCATAAGGATCCGTAGAAAACTTCTTTCTATCCCATTTTTTAATGGAATACGGTGGATTAGCAAAAATCACATCAAACTGTTTGAGCCGATCGTTTTCAATAAATTTTGGCTCAGACAGACTGTCCCCACGCAACACATCAAACTCTTCGATATCATGCAGAAAAAGATTCATACGGGCGATAGACGAGGTCAGAAGGTTGACTTCCTGACCGTATAAGTGAACAGATCTCCATTCCTTGCCTTGATTACGCAAATCCATCACGGCATGCATCAACATACCACCAGTTCCACAGGTGGGATCGTAAGCGGTTTCACCGGATTTTAAGCCCACAATACGAGTCATCAAATGCACAACCGTTCGGTTTGTATAAAACTCTGCTGCGGTATGTCCTGAATCGTCAGCAAACTTTTTGATCAGGTATTCATAAGCTTCACCAAGATCATCCTGATCAACGGATTGAATGCCGAGCGGAATTTGACTAAAGTGCTCAATAATATCGAACAGCAAATGATCGGGAAGTCGCTCTTTATTGGTCCACTGGACATCGCCAAATATACCATTCAAACGCGGGTTTCTGCTTTCAATTGCGTGCATTGCTTTCCGAATAGCATCACCAATATCTACCCCCGTACGGCGCACTGTTTCCCACCGCGCTTCAACGGGAATATCAAAGCGATGGAACTGTGGCATATCAGCGTATTCAGCGCCGACACCGCGTGCATGGATCTTCTTCAGAACTTCGGTTGATTCTTCCAAATACACGTCCGATAGGCGTTTATAAAACAACAAAGGAAAGATATACTGTTTGTAGTCTGATGCGTCGATTTGTCCACGAAGAATCTCAGACACACCCCAGAGAAGTCCTTCTAATTGCTTTTTTTTCATGGCACTCCTCTTTCTTAATCCTCTTGGACTAGAAACGCTTCCAATTCTTCTTCAGCTCGCTCCAATGCACCCAGTGTTTTCCGGAATTCTTTTAATGCCTCTTCCACCGTGATTGTTGCTTCTTCCTGTGGCTTTTGCGCATACCTACCGACACTCAAGTTAAAGTCGTTTTCTGCAATTTTACTGAGGGGAATCCAACACGCAACACCTTTTATCTCCGCCGCTTTGGGACCTTGTTGTACTTGGCTTTGGTAGATGCGATAAATTGCATCAGACTGTTCATTGGTTAGGCTGTTTTTTCCTCGTCCCTTAGTAAAAATCTCTTCAGCATTAATAATCAGAACATGCCCTTGATGGGAATGCGGACGCGATTTACGCAGCACGAGAATGCTGGATGCAATGCCTGTGCCGTAAAAAATATTCGGTGCTATACCGATAACGGCTTCGATGCGATCGTCATGCAAAAGATTTGTACGAATGACACCGCACGCTCTACCGCGAAACAAGACGCCATGTGGCAACACTACAGCCATACGCCCCGTATCGTTGAGAGATGCAAACATATGTTGTATCCAGGCAAAATCTCCGTTGGTTTTAGAAGGCAGTCCGTATTGGTTACGACAATACGGATCATTTGACCACAGTTCATCGCCCCATTCTTTTAAACTGAACGGTGGATTAGCAATGACACAATCAAAAGTTTCCAAACGATCACCAACTAGAAACTTGGGTTCACGCAACGTATCACCGCGTACAATGGCGAAGTCCTCCTGTCCATGAAGAAACAGATTCATCCGCGCAATAGCTTCGGTGGTAAGGTTCTTTTCTTGTCCCTTTATTATTAACCGGCGCGGATCACCGCCGTTTTCTGCAACATGGTGGATTGTTTCCAACAACATCCCGCCGGTACCGCAAGCGGGATCATAAACACTTTCACCGGCTTTCGGATCAAGAATATTCACCATTAATCGAACAATGGCACGAGAAGTATAAAATTCACCTGCTTTTTTCTTGGTCTTGTCAGCGAAACGCTTAATTAAGTATTCATAAGCACGACCCATATCGTCGTCACGAACACTAGAGACACTCAGATTAACCTTGTTGAAATGGTCAAGCAATTTTTTTAAAAGTTCATCCGACAGTCGTTCCTTATTGGTCCAGCTAGCATCGCCAAAAATACCACAGAGACGAGGGTTCTTTTTCTGTATCCCCTGAAAGGCAGTGTTAAGTGCTGAGCCTACGTTTATTGTTTTTTGGAACACATCCTTCCAATGGCAATTCTCTGGAATCTGGATGAGATGAAACATACTCTTTCGGGCAAGTTTAGCATCACAACCTTGCGCTAAAGCCCGATCAAACTCCTCATCATAGACATCGCAAATGCGTTTGAAAAACAGGATCGGGAATATGTATGTTTTATAGTCAGAAGCATCTACGGGACCGGTGATGATATGAGCAGCGTGCCATAAATGAGATTCAATGTCTTTTAAGGATATCAATGCCATCGTTCGGGTTCCTTAAATCTCAACTCGCAACCAAGTACAATCTATAAATGATCGAGAAACCGCTGATCAATTTTTTTATTTTCTAATATTCCTGCCAACATGAGATGTCCCTCTGCAATCATTTAGTGTATTGCGTGTACTAAATACTGTATAATATGTCAATGTTATGATAGCAATCTTTTATTACACCCAAATCCGTGCGTCGGTTTCGACAAAATTCAAGATCAACAGCACGCTTCTGACCGAGCACTCTGTATACGTGATAACCCAACATTTCCAAATAATCACAAGTCCTTGCACCAGTGTTATTTGCGTCAATAATAATCGCATCAGGGCGGTATTTCTCAACTAAACCAGAAATCTTGTTATTCGTCGTCCTCAAATCCGTTTTTGACCAATCAAATAGGTGCTCAATAACAGGACCTCTACGCAGAACAACAACGGTATTATCGCCACCCTCCTCTGCTATATCACAACCCATAATAAGAGGGGCGTAAGGATCAGGACAAGGCTCTCTGTTCAGGGCTTCTTCAATTATATTAAGTGGTATAAAACTATCGATGTCCTGTTGTGGAAATTGTCCACATACCTCAACCCGGGTAACATCGGAATCCAAACCATAACGAGCTATGATCCCTTCATGAAAACTCGGATCAATGCCTTCGACCGTTCGTGTGTCAATCTGAAACCTCTTCCAATCATCTAATGGCTTATTAAATATCTCGTAAAATTTGCCACTTAAACGACGAGGATTAGACGTCATAATCCAGAAACGATTAGCGTTCTGCTCCGTTAAAAATCCAAGAATGCCTAAGTTAATAACATCAGGAGTGCCCGATGCTTCATCGTTAATTATCGCCATTCCATAGGTGTTATGATGACCAACAAAAGTATCAGGACGCTCTTCCGAATACGTCCTACACATCGTCGAATAATGTTTAGAATCAATCCCAAGACTACAATGTAAAACATCAGAATACCAAGGAGCTGGATGCAAAGATAACGATTGCATCTCAAACCAATGTTTGTTCGGTAACAGGGATAGCCACTTACTAACTTCAGCCCATAAAGTCGTTTTAAGCTGAGTCTCAGAGTTCGCAAGACAAATAATAGACATACCAGGTCTTATTGACATCAGCCATAAAACTAACCAAGCGTTTAACGTCGTCTTTCCAATACCACGACCTGCCGATATAGCCCCTTTAAATACTTCAGGATTGGGGTTATTAACACTGTTAAGACAATGAGCGTCAACCACTTCCATGAACTCTAGTTGCCAGCTCCTAGGAGCAGAAAAACCTTCAAGCGGTGTGCCTTTTTCACCCCAAGGAAAAAAATGCAATACAAAATTGCTAAAACTCAGCTTTATCTCATCAGACCACATCAGATCAAAAAGCTTTTGCTCCGTTTCTGGATTTGTTGGAAGTTCTCGGCTCAATAAAACCCTTCTTCAATAAAATTCAATTATAACACACTGAAGAAAGAAGAGGATTGCAGACGTGGTTAACACAACCCCCTCCCTTCTAAAGCATACCTAAAGCGTATTTCATTCCTTAACAAAGGTTACACTACCATAAATTGAATCGCTCTGCAAGCTAAAAACGTCAGAAACATGATTAAAATTAGTTTTTTTGATTTTGTAATGGGGATAAGGTGTTATACACTCTTTTGTCGCTAATGGTAGGTTTCTGAGCTTAAGAAGCATTGTTGTGTAAAATAGCTGAAGACTCTTCAATATTCCAAAATTTTATAAAAATTGTCGGAGGGGTGCCTATATATCCTTTAAAATTAGTCTCTGGGGGCCTCCCCACCCTCTAAATTCCCTAAACTCCTTCAGCTCTTTAACTTTTTATTAACTATTTAAACTCCTAAACTCTTTAAGTTTTTATTAACTAATTAAACTCCAAACTCCTTAAACTCCATAAATCAACAGAAATAATCCTTAATCTTCTTTTGTGGTATTGATGGTAGATTAGTCATGTTTAGTTAACTTCGGAAGCTCAAGAGGCTTTTCTGTTTGTTTATCTAATGCTTTAACAGGCTTTAATCCCTTGCTTTGAATGCTATGTTGTACTCTATCCATCAACGGCTTTAAATCTATCGTATGCTTCTGCTCAACCGATACATGATTACCGTATACATGCCTATGACGCTTCTCAAGCTCCCACATCTTCTTTTTCACAAACACTTCTCGAAGCTTAATAGCTTGAGGGTGGTTTTTCTCTTCCTCACTTAATGGAGCTACTATAATTTCATCAATTCGATCATTGAGCCATTCAGCATAAAGCTCTTTCGCTCTTCTATGTCGTTCTTTTAAACCATCCTTGTCTCTTTCTAACCATTGAAAATATGTATCTGCTTTAATCCCACTTTGCTTACATGCTTGCAAAATAGTCTTTCCTGATGCGTGCAAAGCTAAAAGGGCTTCCGTGCTCTCTCTGTTGTATAAACTTCGTCTACCGTGTGAACTTTTCTTTGTCATATCAGAATTATACCATAAAATCAGACAGTTAACAAGGATTACAAAGTAATAATAGCGCGCGAAATTAGAAAAGAGTTTAAGCGGTTGAAGGAGCCTTCTTAAGCTATGAAGCTCCTTAAGTTATTGAAGTTATGAAGCTCTGAAGCAATGAAAAAACTCCTGAAGACGTCGCTCTTCAGCCACTTTGGGGTAGCAGTAGTAGTCGTTTTTCAAATACTCGTTACGCTTCATCACGCTTCATCACGCTTCATCACGCTTCTTTTTTTCAAAGCGTGATGAATAAAAATAAAGTATTTTCAATATCTTAAGGTAGGTATTAACTACTCATCACGCTCATCACGCTTGTTTTCAACTTTTTGCTTATGTAAGAAAGTATTATTATTGGATTATAGGGACTACAGCTCACTGTATATACGTATATAGTAGAGGAGTTTGGCGCTGAGAAGCGTGATGAGCGTGATGAATATGCTATAAGTCTTTGAAAGTACTTAGTTTTTACTGGTCACGTTTCTATTTTCAATGTGTAATGAAGCGTGATGAGTGTTACCATAAATACCGTGCTAAATCCTTGTAATAACGGCTGTTTTAGGTATTTTATTCTGTATTATAGATACGTGATGAGTTTTTATAAATAAGGTCTTTTTGGGGCTTTTCTAAGGTTTTTTTATTTTTAGAAGACGTGAAAATTTGTCATCGTTTTTAAAATTTAAAAAAAAACGACTACTATGGCTCATCGTTCTTTAATTTAAAAAAAAACGACGATAGAAAGGATAATTCGGCTGAAGGGGCACTAAGTTTCTTGGTGCGACCGAGATAAACCAATCATCGCTATCCGCACGAGGTGTAGCTTATGGTTATCAAGCGTCCACAATATCGCTTAGTACACGTAAAGCCGTGACGAAAGTTTTAGAGGGTCTCTTGACGTTCTTGCTACTAGTAATCGTCGGCTGTCCTCCCGAGGTGCAACCTATAGTTTTCACATACTCCCAATATCGTCCTCTAAAAACTCCGTTGCTCTTTATTAAGAGCGTTAAGAATTTCTGTTTACAATAACATCTCTCAAAGTATTGTGTCAAGGGTTTGAAGACTTTTAAAACCACGAAAAGAGGTTGCCAACAGATCACACTATGGGATTCTTCTTAGATTTTTAAGGGAAAAGTTCTTGATATTATTTTTAAGATGAGCTACAAATCACACTCGAAGCCGTGAACAGATGTATAGCATCACTTCCCTGGTTTGCGATTTAAGCCTAATTGAATTTTATTTTATGTTTTTGTTGGGGGTATTATAAGGAAATGATTTATTAACTGTCAACCCATAAAATAAATATTTTAAATTAACCATCCCCCTACCACCTTAACCCGTTGATTAAAGAATCTTTTAACGACCCGTAGACAGTTGTATATAATACCTACAATCTTGACTTATTCTTTGGCTTTACGAGAAGATTGATTGGCCTTTGCCCGCTTAATACTTTTAGGTATGATAATCTCATCCCCGAAATAAATCCAATCTAATGGCTTGCCTATCGCCCTTTTGATATTTTGTGCAGTTGTTATACGTGGTGTTCTTTTCCCACTTTCATACATTGAAATTAAAGCGCACGGTAAACCTACTAGCTTTCCGAACTCAACTCTATTAAGACCTAGATGCTCTCTTATCTCTTTAAGCCTCAAGCCGATAGCTACGGGATCTAAAACATCACCTTTTAAAGTCTTAGGTTTATAAACTTTAAGGATCGTTTCACCGTCATAGATCCAATCGAAGCTTGCTCCAAATTCGTTACGAAGGAACAAAGCGTAATTAATGCTTGTAGGATTTCTGCCTTTTTCGAAACTATTTATGGCGCTTTTGATTGTTCCAGCCTTAATAGCTAGTTCTTCTAAGGTTTTACCCTTTGATTTGCGTATATCTCTAATACGCATACCGACTTCCTCCCAATTTCGGCGAATCTCTGGTGTTATAAGCATGGTGGACTCATGGCATAAACCAATTATCCAATCAAGAATATAGTTACCACGTTAGTTAACCCGCTGATGTTACGTCCTTATTGAATATTTAACGTAATTTCTACATTTTACTTGACTAAGTAGAAATTATGTTAAATAATACCATAAAATAAACAAGAAGTCATCTGTTAAATGCAACGAATTGATTTAAGAAATTTAAGGAGTAACCGATGGAAATAGATTTACAAGAAAAGTTTAAGAACTTACTTCAAGAAGATATTAAAGACTATTTAGATAAGTGTCATAAATCGTTTTATTCCCCTGAAACCTACCCGAACATGTATAGAGAGCAAGAGCAGAAGCTTCTTGATGAAATTATCGAATTAAGGTGGAAATTTGCCAAGGAAATTAGTTCGAAGACTGCTACGCAGGCGTGCCCTAAACCCCAGTAAAGCCGAACTCATCGAAAAAGTATCTTAACCTACAACCACCCTTTTAAAGGGGTGGTGTAGACGAAGTACGGAGACCTAGAAAATGGGACAATTAAAGCAATATTACCTCGAAGAGATTGAAGCCAACTACGAGTTTTTAAGTGCTGTAAACCCTCGGATGGGCATTGAGCCTGAATCTAACTATGAAGTAGAGGTAATTGAGAAGCTTGAAAGAGCTTTAAAGACCTCTAAGAAGTTAATTCATTTTCGGGACCGTACAATACGGACACACATACTAGAGGATTTAATCGAGGAAGTCAACCGGATTATTGTTTTAGCTAAGGCTCATAAACGGCGTTTAGAACTCAAGATATTCGAAGATAATGAGGTTTGGAGGTTATTAGATGAAGCCCGTGAAGATTGTGAAGGTTGTGAAAACTGTAGTGAGCATCCTGATCAAGAGCATAAAGAAGATTATTACGCCAGTCAGATTTAAGAGATACCCTGTAAAGGGTTCGGGGGTGGATGTTTTATAGCTCCGTGATTGATCCACCCCTGTATAAAAACCACTAACACCCCTTTAGAGGTTTAACGAGCCAAAAGGCGAATAACAATGAAAGGAAAATACCATTATGACTATTAAGAAAGTACTAATTGCTTCAACTTTATTATCCCTCTGTGGCTGTGGTTTAGCGGATGAACCAAAGAAGCTGAATCCTGATCAACTCTGTGATGCCGTTTGTAGGCTTACTTTAGAAGAACAAAAAGAGTTACAAACTAAGGTAAATCAGAGGTATGAAGAACACCTTACAAAGGGTGCGAAACTATCTAGTGATTAAAGCGAAAGAGCCCCTTGAGCAAACTATCAAGGGGCTCTTTCAACAAAGTTCAACCGACAGATATGGAAGAATAGAACCTATGACGAAGAAATATAAAATAACAAAAGAAGAACACAGAGTCTTTTCAGAATGTCATCGCATTAGGGCTTTAAGAGGTTTTAACGATGTTAAGAAAGGTGCTTTAGGGGGGTTTTATCGAAGATGAAGATAACCTTTGCCATAGTGGTAGTTGTTGGGTGTATGATAATGCAGTAGTTAGAGATTGTGCAACCGTTATTGATGATGCAAGAGTTAGTGGTAATGCGTCAGTTTCTCGTTTTGCACAAGTTAAAAGTAATGCAGAAGTTAGTGATAATACATATGTTAGAGATAATGCGAAAGTTGGAGGTTATGCAAAAGTTAGCGGTAATGCAAGTGTTGGAGGTAATGCAATAGTTAGAGATACTGCAGAAGTTGGAGGTGATGCATTCGTTATTGGCTTTACGGTAATTAGTGGGAACGCAAGAGTTAGAGGTAATGCGGTAGTTGGAGGTGATACAGTAGTTGAAGGTGATACGGTATTAGAATGAACACCTGGAACGGAACCCCCTTAAGACTAATGCTCATTGCTGTGGTGTAGCAAAACGCTACCCCATCTCTGACAGCCTTGGAAGGACTCAAAAAGTCTGTAGCAAGGGGGTAATGTTTTGTTACCCCCTTAAGACTAATGCTCATTGCAAGGGAGCCCTGAAACGAGGCACCCTTAAGACTGAAGGTGGAATTCAAAAAGTTCGTAGCAAGGGGGTGGCAAAACACCACCCCCTTAAGACTGAAGGCGGAATACAAAAAGTTCGTAGCAAGGGGGCGGTAAAACACCGCCCCCCTTAAGACTAATGCTCATTGCTATGGGGTAACAAAACGTTACCCCATCTTTGACACTTGGAAGTTAGCGAGCTCAAATTTGAGCTGGCTGATTTGGAGGATAAACCATGAAAAAACATTCTTTTACATGCTTAGAGAAGCTGAAGATAGCGTTTAATGCCCTACTCTTTTTCGGGTTTGTTGGCATGATGTTCTGGTGGAAATGGAGGTAAAAATGGCGTAAAGGAGGTTATTGATTAATGGCTAGATAGTTTTAACAGTATTCCTATAGTAGATACGAGTACAGAGACTATTATCCCCATAAACCACTTTGTTTGACTGTTAATAGCGTCTTTAAGTTCTGACTTAGTACAAGCTAATTCTGTTCTAACATCAGCTATATCTGCTTTAAGCTCTGTTCTAACATCAGCTAGATCCGCTTTAGTTGCAAGATATGGTAAAGCCGTTTCCAACTTCGTAAAGCGGATTTCAACACTATCTCTTTGAACTTTTTGTTTTACGGCTGTCTTTTCCATAAGTCCTATTATACACCTTCGATGTTAACAGAGTCAATTAGTTATACCTATCTCTTAAAATCTATAATATTACTATTATCATCCACTGATTCAAAGGCAGGTTTAAGTTTTAATCCTTTGATGATGCGTTTGGATTTCCATTCTTTTTCTATTTTTTCACATTTAAACCCTCCTTTAAATCCTTTTTGTTTAAGATTGAGCGTAACCGTTCTCGTTGATATGCGTTTTCTATCGTAGTTTAGCTCTTGTTCTCGGTATTCACTGTAGCTTTTTGCTAAACTGTGGCTCTCTTCCCACAGATCTTCACCAATATCACAACAATCATCAATCCACGCTTGATACGTATCAGATCCTCTTTTCTCTTCCTCTTTGGCTTTTAAACATACTTCAGGTATATCGACGTCTAGCCCCTTGCTGATGTAGGCTTTAACTCCTTTTAGAAACCATTTCTTCGCTTCTAAGGCGTATTTGGTTTCTAGTTTTTGGGCAAAGGATGCATCCCTATTTGCTATTGGTTTATCGAAAGGGATTACGATGTATCGCCTCCACCATGCATCATCGGGATTTCTAACGAACAGATGTTTGTTAGAGACGATGAAAGGAGTAAAACTAGCGGGTGATTCACTGTAGGTATTACCGTAATTGAGGCGTGCTGTCATGCAATCACCTCCTGTCATTTGTTTTATTTTAGCGGCGTTTATCTCATCATTTTCATTAGTTTCGCTGATAATAACAATTCTAGATCCCATGAGTCTGATAAGGCTAGGGTTTGCTTTACCTGCTTCTGGGGGACGGTTTTGCATAATGTCGCTTGCCTCGGCATTAATGACGTATTGGTTTCCGAAAGCGTATTTAATAAGGTTCATGAGGGTGCTTTTACCACTTCCTCCAACACCTCGAATATGAATAAATCGTTGAGCTTTATTCCCTCCTAACAACGCCATTCCAACACAACGGGTGAAGAAGTTCATCACCTCTTCGCTTTCGAAGTATCCTGACACTAGATCAAGAAACTCTTGCGATGGCTCACCCTCAACAAAAGGAGTTCCTGTTGATTTGGTAATATAGAGTTCTTTTGTTGGTTTGACTTTTTGTCCTGTTTCTAAATCCAGAATCCCGTCTTGTTCACCAAGAAAACGAGAAGAAGAATCCAGTAGATCAGACGTTATGCTGAAAATACTCCCAGCTTCAAGGCTTTGAGCAGTGGATTTAGCCTTTGAGTTCTCTTCAACATTTTGTCTTCTATAATCAGTGTTGAACCAAAATCTTGGACTTTTTGAATTTTTATTATTATCTTCAGGTTCTTCACTCAAATCAAAAACATCTTCTTTCATAGAAACCAGAAAGTTCATGATTGAAGCGGTTATTTTATCTAGTGTTAAACTCCAGATATAAACGTTGTTTTTATCCTTTTTATACCAAGCTTTCGTATCTGCAGTATATAAAAAATGTCCTTTCTTATATATTGAAAACATCGCTTTGTTGTAAGCGTCGCTAAACCGAGAAGCTAAAAGACCTTTAGGGATTAATTTTCCATGGTGGTAAAACAGAGAAGTAAACGTAGAACGCTTTTTTGCTGTATCGCCTATTTCTTCAAAATCGAAGGTGTCCCATTTATAATTAAAATTCTCTTCATCATAGGTTGATCCCTGTTTACTCCATCTTCTAGCTATTTCTTTACCTTTACTTGATCCTCTCGTTTCGTGATGAACAGCCATAACAACGGGTATCCATTCATCGTGAGAACCGTTGTAAAATTCTTCGCCAAAACAAGATAAAAAGGCGGTTATTTCTCTATTGGTGTACTGTCTATTATTGTTGTTAGTCCACGTTTTAGAGGGTATAATCGATTTTTTATCTTTTACCAGTGGCACGGTAATCTCTTGAAAAAACTTAAAAAGATATTCAACATCTTCTTCGGAAAGCAAAGGGGTATCTTCCACTTTAAATCTATGGGGCGGGGTCGTCCATGTGTATTCTTTTTTTGTTTTAGGGTGGATATTATAGGCAACGAAGTATTGACCACAACCCAAAATATCAAGATGCCCTTGGGTACTTTCAGTCGTTTTCTTCTTCTTAATCCCTTCTTTATTCATTCGGAAAGGAATAAGAATTTTGGGCTTTTGCCCTATTCTTACGATCGGCGTTCCATGAAGAATCTCAAAAGTATCTTTAAAAGTATTGGCGGTTTTTTCGTCTTTTGAATCAATATCAAAGGCGTAAAGTGGCTGTTCCCCTACGCCACAGACAAACCCAAAGCCACAAGCAGGAAGTTTGTCGATTTTCTCACTTGAAAGTAGTTGTTCTTCCCACTTACCCAATCGCTGTGGTCTTTTATCCCCTAAACGCAAAGGGATGAGCTTAAACCCATTATGAATGGCTTGTTTAGCCTGTTCCTTCCATTGCATTACCGGCATTTAACCTCTCTTATAAATTAGTTCTTCTATGGGTTTGGCTTTCAGTCTTGCTATCTCTCTTTCTAACGCTTCGATCTCAGCTTTTGTCATGCCCATTGGCTCTTCTGGAGCTATCCAGCTATCTTTTGAATATAATTTCCGGTAAGACTGACGGGCTTTTTCTCTCATTTTATCTCTGTTCTTGAGATAGTAGCGACGTTTATATTCTCGATATTTATCTTTATTCTTAAGATAGTACTGATGGTAACTTTCTCTTATTTTATCTTTATTCTTAAGATAGCGCCGACGCCTGCGTTCTAGTATTTTGTCTCTGTTCTTGAGATAGTAGCGACGTTTATATTCTCGTCTACACAACATCCTTTCTTCAGGTGTTAAAACTTTTCTTTCCATAGTGACGCACTCTCTTTTTAACTGATCGCTTTAGCGAAAGCACTAATCACGAACTCTTTATACTCTCTGAGCTTTTCTTCGTCTGTTGTTTCCCCAGCTACTGAGACCACAACCGAAAGACGGGCGATATTGTCTTCCTTCATCCAGCCATCCGCTCGAATTTCGGTGGTGCGTCCTCTTTTTCGGGTATCGAAGTGTTTAACCCCTAATTTAACTGTGTTCATTGACACACCTCACACACATCGTCATCAGGATTATCGCTTTGACGCCATTTATTTCTTTCACCTTTCACCAGCTCATCTATGATTTTCCTCAAGGGCTTTAAAAGCTCATTAGCACTGTCTTTAGCCTCTAGCTCAATGTGTCTTAAAATGTCTTCCGATACCGTCCCTAAACCAAGACGGAGAATTAAGACGCTATCCTGATCCGAATACGACGGGTTAAAACGTCGAATTTAGGTCCATTCCATGGTGTATTTGTCATCTTAAAACACTCCTTATTCTTTGGTTGTGTTTGATGATCCTTTTATAGCATAGGCTGCTAAAGGTGTCTAGAAAAATAATTAACATATTTTCTACATTTTTTCTTGACTAAGTAGAAATTATGTTAAATAATACCCCCAACAAAAACATAAAATAAAATTCAATTAGGCTTAAATCGCAAACCAGGGAGCGTACAGATGGGAGCATTAAAGAATCATTTTCATGACGAGATTAACGAGAACTTTTACTTTCATAGTCATCCGAACGCAGATCCAGATATAAGTATTGAGATGCAGATTAGCGAGAATCAGCGGTATTTGGATGAAGAGATATCGCAGTGCAATGCGGTAGTTGATGTTTTTAAAAGGTCTGATTCCACCATTTTAGACAAGCTAGATGCGGTGGATGACCTAAAAACTTATATTTCTCTTCTGCAAGCTACGGCTAAAAATCTCAAGTCATTGCTTAAGGAATATTGGGAAGAGTCTTTGGACGGAGAGGACGACGAAGAGATTTATGAGCATCCTGATCAAGAGCATAGAGAAGATTATTATGCCAATCAGATTTAAGAGATCCCCAGTGATGGGTTCAGGGGGTGGATGTTTATATCTCCGTCCATCCCCAACAAATAAAAGTGTAAGAGCGGGAGCGAGTGAGGATGAGCGTACATTTTATTGAAGAGGCGGTTAAAGCCAAGGACATACCACAGTTGTTAACTTTTCTTTCTTTGATCACTCAAGGGTTGCAGGAGGCTTTAATCACCCAAGATGTTAAAGCCGTTGAAGCGGTGGATCCAGACCTCAAGAAGAGAGTCACGGTTTTAGCTATATCCTACATGAAGAGATGTGGTGATAAGGGGAAATCGCAGTTTTTATCCGAGATTTTGGTCCCTGCTTTAGGAACGCATAAAACTTTTGTCGATTGCACAGATGAGGATTTTAGATTGGTGGAAGCGAAGTTATTGGAGCAAAGCGATGCATGATTGCTTTTTCACCATTGGGGTTCTGATTTTTATTGTCGTTATGGTTTATTTATCACTTCCCGAGAGATCCTGACGATACCACCCCCGCTTAAACGAGAGTTGAATAAATTTAAGAGAGTGAAGATTAATGGCACACCATGCATTTTTATCGGCTTCAAGCAGTCATCGTTGGCTAAAATGTCCTATAGCCCCGACGCTTGAGAGCAAAATACCTCAAACAACAAGTATATACGCCTCTGAAGGCACTTTTGCCCATAATCTTTTAGCGCATTGCCTCGAACAAGGCGTTGATGCAGAGACAGTTTCTCATCAAAAGCTGACTTTTGAGAACGATACCCGCATTGTTGATACGGAAATGGCGTCTAGTGTCTCGATGGTTTTAGCGTATGTCCGCACTTTTTCTGGACCATTTTTATCGGAAACCGAAGTTCCCCTTGAGCCTTTTACAACGGAACCAGGGGCAACCGGCACTGCGGATATCCTTATTTTTAATAATGCCCAGTGGATCATTGCCGATTTTAAATATGGGGCTGGCGTTCCTGTTAAAGCCGAGAACAACACCCAATTGATGTTGTATGCCTGTGGTGCATTGCATCAGTACGGTGATATCTTTGGCAGACCTGAGGCTCTGACGCTTACTATTATTCAGCCCCGAGTAAGGACGGGATCGCCCATAAATGAATGGGTTATATCTGCCGATGACTTGTTAGAAAAAGCTAAAGAATTCAAAGAGAGAGGCACGTTAGCTTTAAGTCTTAAAAGCAAGCGAGCTGTTTCATTAGAACACTACGGTGTTAATGATGATTCTTGTCGATTTTGCCGAGCTAAAGTTCGTTGTCCTGCATTGAGTAGACATGTGTTGTTAGAAGCGACAAAAGACCCATCAACCAACACAACTGTTGAATTATCGAAAGCCTATTCCTCGATTTCGTTGATCAAGAGTTATGTGAAGGCGTGTGAAGATGAGATGTTTAAACGGTTGAATGCTGGGGATGAAATACAAGGGTATCAACTAGTCGAAGGACGCAAAGGAAATCGAAGTTTTAAGGATATTAACCGAGCGCAAGAGCTGTTGACATCAGTTTTAGGGGAAGAAGCGTTTAAGCGAATTCTCAAAACTCCTAAAGAATTGGAGCAATTGTATAAGGAGCAAAAGGTTTCTGATGAATTTTGGGAAGAGTTGCAAGAGTTGATCACGAGAGGCGACGGCAAGCCTGTCATCGCCCCCCGAGATATACCAACAAACAAACAAACCCAAAAATCGCAATTAAGCGAGTTCGAGGTAATAACATAGAAAGGATCAAAGTGATGATAAATATAACACCTTTTGAAGAAGTCAATATAACGAGCGATATACCAGAAATAACGAAAGAAGTCAATAGACTACGTAATGTTTAACGATATCGAAGTTTCACGGCTCAAATTTGAGCCGTCAGATTTGGAAAGTATAGAAAGGATCAAACGATGAGCACTATAACCCCTTTTGAATTTGAAAGCAACAAGATCCGTACTATTGTGGATAAAGACCAGAATATATGGTTTGTGGCTAAAGATGTCGCTACGGCTTTAGGGTATGAAAATTCAAATGAAGCAATAAACGCTCATTGCTATGGGGTAGCAAAACGCTACCCCATCTCTGACAGCCTCGGGAGGACTCAAAAAGTCCGTATCATAGCAGAACCTGATGTTTACAGGTTACTAGTTAAAAGCACGTTACCATCAGCACAGAAGTTTGAGCGTTGGGTATTTGAGGAGGTGTTACCTACTCTTCGCAAAACAGGCAGTTATTCGGTTGAAGCACCGAAGCTTAGAGCCACTTCAGCGAGTACAGTTTTAAGAGTTCACAAACATCTTGAAGAACTAGCCAAGCAGGCAGGATTAAAAGACAATCAACTTTTATTAAAGGTGAACCGTGGAGTTACGAAAATAACGGGTGTTGATCAACTTGGTGTTATGGATATCAAACACCTACCCTCTTCCGACAATGACGAATATTTAACAGTGACCGAAATAGGGGAAAGGCTTAATCCTCCTTTTAGCGCGAGATGTTTAAACAAGCTTCTTCTTCAACTGGGATTTCAGATCAACAATCTTTTAGGTGGCTATAGACCGACACCTAAAGGTGAAGAGCGTGGAGGCAAGATGTGTGATGTGCCCATGCAGCATGTTGAAGGCTCAACCCAGCAATTAAAATGGAATTCGAATTTACTCGTTTCGTTTCTTCAAAACGAATTAATTAACACACCACGCCTATAATAGAAAGGAATTTAATAATGCAAAAACTAACTGTAAAAGGACGTCTATCATACCCTGCTCTTGATACGAAGGTGAGTATGAAGCTCCCTGATGGCTCAAGTGTTGAGCACTACGGCTGTGATATCGTCTTTCCGAAAACGGATACGAAGCAGATTAACGCTGTTGAGGCGTGTTTAAAGACCGCTGTTACCGAGATATTTCCGAATGTCTCTCCGGATGCGTTTTTGTCGGCGGTTCGAAGCAAATCGGAATCCCGTGGGGTTTTGAGGGACGGCGATGCGAAGATCGCTTCTTCTCACAAGCCTGAGAATTACACACAAACATACACAGACAGCGTGTATATCTCGGCGAAGAACAAATATGTTCAACCGTTACTCGTGGATCGTCAAGCGCAACCTGTGAGCAATCCGAGGGAGGTTTTTTATGCGGGGTGTTGGGTCATTGCCAAACTCAACATCGGGGCGTATGAGCTTGATCCGTACAAAACCAAGGGTTTCAGTTGCACGCTAACGGGCGTTCAGTTCTTCAAGCATGATGAGCGTTGGGGTGCTTCCCCGAAATCGGACACTTCGGAGTTTAAGGATTACGGCGAAGAGCAAGACTCCGATACCTCGGTCTCAAACTTTGCCTCAGCGGAGGTGGACTCCGACGCTCTGCCGTGGAACTGATCAATGTCAAAGCTGTTTATCGACATTGAAACCCGCAGTCCTCAACCCTTGCCTAAGGTAGGGGTTTGGGCTTATGCGGAGCAGGCGGTTATCACTTTATGTGCGTATGCATGGGACGATGAACCTGTGAAGTTGTGGGATAGGACTGAACAATCTGCTATGCCATCGGATCTTCTGCAGTACTTAAGAGATGAAACGGTGATGTGTGTTGCACACAATAGTCTGTTTGAACGGATACTGTTTAAGAAGACATTAGGTATTGATATTCCATCTAAACGTTGGATTTGTACGAGTGTTTTAGCCCGCACGAATGGTTTACCCTCTTCGTTGAAAAACGCTTGTTTAGCACTAAATTTTTCTGAACATTTAACCAAAATGGAAGAAGGAAAAGCTCTTATCGCTCGTTTTTGCAATGGATCGATTGATTCCCCTCCGTATGACTGTACTCGTGCTAATCACGTTCAAGCATGGCAGTTATTTGGGGAGTACTGCAAACGAGACGTTGAAGCCACTAGAGAGTTATTTAAGCGACTTATTCCTTTATCTGATGGGGAAAGGGATTTATGGCTTTTAGATCAAACGATTAATGATCGGGGCTACAGGATAGACTTAGATTTAGTTTTGAAGCTTCAAGAGCTCATAGCCCAAGAGCGTAAGAAGTTAGATGAAGATATCGTTAAATTGACAGATGGTATTATACGCTCTTCTCGTCAAACGTATACTTTAAGGATGTACCTATTTCTTATAACGGGAATAGATTTGGTTGATATGTCGGAGGGTACTTTAAAGTCTATTCTGTCTCATTCTAACATCACTCAATTGGCTAAAGACCTGATTTTGAACCGCTTAGCATCATCGGGATCAGCAATTTTAAAACTCAACACTTTATCTGAGGCTGTTAGTTCTGATGGGCGTCTTCGAGGGACTTTACAGTTTTATGGTGCGAGCAGAACGGGTCGATGGTCTGGATGTGTGTTTCAACCTCAGAATCTTCCTCGTCAAGAGCGATCGGAGGAAATATTGACACAGACTATTCAAGCTTTAAATCGAGGGGAAACTATTGCAGATCCGTTAGGTTTGGCTAGTGATTGTGTCCGTTCTTGCATCATAGCCTCAAATGGCAAAAAGCTTGTTGTTGCGGATTTAGCAGGGATTGAAGCCCGGGTTTTGGCATGGATTGCTGGTGAAGACTGGAAAATCAAAGCTTTTGCAAATGGTGAAGACATCTATGTTACAACTTATGCTAAAGCGTTTAACACCCCCATTGACAAAGTGAGTAAAGAACAAAGAGCTATTGGGAAAGTTATGGAATTAGCCTTAGGGTATCAAGGTGGGGCTAAGGTGTTTAAGACAATGGCATCTCATTGTGGATTAGATCTACAACAGTTTAGTCAGAATGTCAAAAGCACCTCAACTTTTGAAGATTGGGAACAAGCGGAATCTCATCATCTTTGGATGCAAGATCAATATCCCGAATTTGCGGTGAAGGATAAATTGATAGGCACGGCTTGTGAACTTGTTAAAAAGGCTTGGCGGGCTAAACATCAAGGTGTTCTTCAACTATGGAAGGACTTAACCGAGGGTTTTGCATGTGTAGTGCAAGAAGGAGGTTCAATATCTGCTCGAAGGGTTGCGAATGTTCCCCGTCTTGTGATGAGGAGGCACAAACGAGACGTTCACATTGTTTTACCTTCATCAAGAAGGCTTGTTTACAGTGATGTAAAGGGCGATTGTTCTTATCTCAATACTGCCACTTCACAGCTCATGAGAGAGAGAACGTATGGTGGCAAGCTAACAGAGAATATTGTTCAAGCCATCAGTAGGGATATCCTTTGCGAGGGCATGAAAAACGCTACTAAAAATGGCTATGACATAGTTTTAACGGTTCATGATGAGATTGTTAGTGAAACTCCTGATACTCCTTACTTTAGCGTTGGGACCTTATGTTCTTTGATGACAAAAAATCCCAGTTGGGCAAAAGGTTTGCCCCTCAAAGCAGAAGGTTATGAAGCGAAAAGGTATCGCAAATGAGTTTTTATTCTTTCCATTATCAGACAGAAAAAGACGTGGAAAAGCGTTTAGTGACAGGGGCAGAGAAACTTGATTGTTGGGTTCGTAAAGCATCGTTTGTAGGACGTAGAGGTTGTCCAGATAGATTAATCATCACCCCTAATGGGGGTTTATGGTGGATTGAAGTCAAAAAGCCAACAGGAAGATTATCACACCAGCAGATGAGCGAAATAGAAGAACTACTACGGCGAGGACAGCGGGTTAAAGTTCTGGTCTCTATGGAGGAAGTAGATAACTTTTTGGAAGAATTAGCATGCACCTCGTATTGAAACCCCATCAAATTGTAATGGTTAATTGGCTCTTAAGTCATGACAGATGTGCTTTGTGGGCTTCGATGGGTTCGGGAAAGACGGTAAGTGTCTTATTCGCCTTATCCACTATTAAAATACTTGATCCTCGTCCTGTCCTTATTATTGCACCCTTACGAGTTGCCCAATATGTTTGGAAGGATGAGGTGGAACGCTGGTCAGCATTTAGTGATATGACTGTTTCATCTCTTATTGGATCGGAACGACAAAGAATAAAGGCTCTCAATACTCCTGCTCACCTTTACATTATTAATTTTGAGAATATCCCTTGGTTAGTCAAAATGAAGCTTGATCATTGGGATTTTGCAACGATTGTTGTTGATGAAAGCACAAAGTTGAAATCTTTTAGAACCCATCAAGGAACAAAGCAAACGAGAGCTTTAGGGAAAGTAGCTTTTAGCAAAGTTGAACGTTTTATTGAGCTCACAGGGACCCCTTCGCCTAATGGCTTAATCGACTTATGGGGTCAAATATGGTTTTTGGATAAAGGAAAACGTTTAGGACGTGTCTTCCAAAGCTTTGTGGCTCGCTGGTTTAATACAACACAAATCGGATCTCATATTGGAGCGGTACGGTATACGGCTAAAGAAACCGCCCAAAAAGAGATAGAAGCGCAATTATCTGATTGTTGTTTATCATTAGATATCGCTGATTATCAAAATATTGATAAACCTATTCTCATCACTAAAAAAGTCCCATTACCCCAACCGGTGATGAAGCAATATCACAAGTTTCAACGAGAGTTGTATTGCGATCTTCAAGGAGAGAATATTGAAGCGTTTAATTCCGCTTCTAAAACTGTCAAGTGTCTCCAATTAGCCAATGGTGCGGTGTACTACGACGAAGAAAAACATTGGAAAGAAGTCCATGATGAAAAGATCAAAGCGTTAGAAGTCATCATTGAAAAAGCCAATGCCGCCCCTATTATCGTTGCTTATCATTTTAATAGTGATCTTGCTCGATTGCAAAAAGCATTTCCCCAAGGCCGAACGTTGGATAAAGACCCTTGCACTATTCAAGAGTGGAATGAGGGGAAAATTCCTTTGTTGTTCGCACATCCAGCGTCTTGTGGCCATGGCTTAAATCTCCAATATGGCGGGAACATTTTAGTCTTTTTCTCCTTGTGGTGGGATTTAGAAGAACACCAACAGATGATTGAACGCATTGGGGTCACGCGTCAACGACAAGCGGGATTCAAAAGAGCGGTTTTTGTCTATTATTTAATTGCCCAGAACACCATAGATGAGTTGGTTTTGCAACGATTGCGAACTAAATCCACTATCCAAGACTTGTTGTTAAACGCTTTAAAAAAGGAGACTATCCATGTATAATTTTGACAGAGTTTTTAGATCTAGTAAATTTGAAAACGAGCATAATATTACTCCTGCCCAATGGAAAAAGCTTTTAACGCTTGAAGCAAAGTTTCTTCCAAATAAGCGCGCCCTAGAATCATGGCTCGACAAAGCAAAAAAGGTCACATCGCTGTCGAAGGGAGAAGCGATGATTGAAGTTGAGTATCTGGTTAAAATCGCTCTCCATCATCAGAAGTGGTATTATCGGTTGGACGACCCTCTATTTACTGATGGGTTATATGATCGCGTATCAGAGCGACTCGACGCATTACAAGAGCAATTCCCTGAGCTTTTTGATGAGGATCATCCATGGAACACCGTGGGGTATTAACATGGCTCATATCTTTGTTTTGATTGGGGCATCAGGAGTTGGGAAAACCACCATCGCTAAACAGGTGGTTCTGAACTCTGAATATCTGGTGATGCCTGTCGGGGTCACGACCCGACGACCCCGCGTCGATGAAAAGCAATACATCGATTATCGCTTTATCTCTCAATCCCAGTTTAAAGGATGGAAACATACCGGACTTTTTATAGAAACAACGAAGGTACGAGATGAATACTACGGATATCTCAAAGAAGATATTAATAATCCGATGGAACATGGATATGACATTCTCCTCATTCTCACTCATCAAGGACTAGCACCTCTCAAGAAACTCTATGAGGATCAAGTAACTTCAATCTTCATTGCCCCTCCTTCGGAAGCGGAATTAATTCAACGGCGTATAAAGAGACGGGAAGATATCCCTTTCAACCTAGATCCTGATCTTTTTGGAAAGAACCATTCTTATTCCTTCACAATAGTCAATAATCATCTACCAACCGCTTGTCGGCAAGTTGGTCTCATAAGAGAATTCGTGAAGCGGGGAAAAAAGGCTAACTATGACTGAGAAAGCAAACAAGCGTTATTCGCTTATAAGACGCGTTGATATCCGAGATATCGCGGTGATAGCTTCTGAAACAAACACTCGGATTGAGATTGAGCTTGAGGGGGCTATTTATAGGTTTGAGCCTATGATCCGAGGGGACAATCCATGTCTCATAGTTGACAATGACAACCCTTTAGATTTATGACCCCGAGCTTGCGACTTCCTCCTTTTGTCACAAAAGAACGTACCCGTCATGGCAAAATAATCTATTATTTTAGGAAGGGGCATGGACGTCGTATCCGTCTCCCCTATCCTCATGAATCTACTTTCATTCCTGCGTATATGTCCGCTTTGACGGGGAGTACCCCAAAGCGAGAATATATTAATTCTCCTCGGAAGAAACCGACTACTCTTAAGTGGCTGATTTCCGAATATAGGAAAAGTGCTCATTGGGGGAGTTTAGCAGTTAATTCCAGAATATCTTTTGAAAGTTATTTTGATCAGATCATACGAAAATCAGGAGATTTTGATTATCGCAAAATCACAACTAAACATATTCGTTCGGGGGTTGAATCGAGAAAGCATACTCCTTCTTCAGCTATACAGTTTTTAACGTCGATGCGTGTTTTGTTTAAATGGGCGGTTCGACAAGAATATGTAGCAATCAACCCATGCCTGAGTGTTGAAAGACCTAAACGAAAAACAGAGGGGATTAGACCTTGGACAAAGGAAGACATGCAACAGTTCAAAAGTTTTTGGAGCGAAGGCTCACAGCCACGGTTAGCATTTGAGTTTTTGTTGTATTCGGGTTTAAGATGTTCCGATTCTTGTAGAGCTGGAGTTCAACATCTCCAAAACAATATCTTTTCCATTAAAACGCAGAAAACAGGGACAATCATCACAGTGGAATTGCCGGATGGTTTTATGAAACTTCTTGCGATGACTCCTATAGGGAAAGAAACTTTTTTCATTAATAACGATAAACAAAAGATGAATGCTACTCAATTTAGTATTTGGTTTAAAGCAAAAGCTACAAAAGCCGGAGTTAATAAATCCGCTCATGGGGTACGGAAGTTTTCTGCGACCATATCAGCTGATGCGGGGGCAACAGCTCATGAGCTGATGGCTACTTATGGGTGGAAGACTGTTGACCAAGCGGAAACATATACGAAAGGAGCGGATAGAATCCGTTTAGGGATCAAGAACTCACGTCGAATTTCATCGGTTGTGGATTCGGATGATCCCTAA